GAAAAAACGTTTGTGTGTCAAAATTGGAAGGGGGGGTATTGATGAAAGGTAGAAACAAACTTCCAGTAGAACAAAAAAAATTAGCTGGAACATTTCGCTCCGATAGATTTAAAAATGGTTTACAGTTTACACAGTTAAATATTTGCCCTGACGCCCCTTTGTGGTTAGATATTTCAGCAAAGAAAAAATTTAATGAAGTTGCGTTGCTGCTAATAAGTAAACAAATGTTATACGATGCCGACATTCATTTACTGGCAATATTGGCAAAAGAGCTTTCTGTTTATGAAATGGCTTGCGCAGAACTTAAAACAAAAACAAAATTTATAATTGAAACAAAATCTGGATATAAACAGCCGAGTCCGTGGGTTGCAATAAGGAGTCAAGCTCAAAAAAATGTACGTGAAATTGGCAGCTTATTTGGATTGGACCCGTTAAGCCGTTCGCGTTTCAATATAAAAGATGAAAAACCGGAAGAAAACCAATTCTCAACATTATGAAATACTGCTCCATCGCTGAGAAATATATAAATGATGTTCTTAATGGCAATGTTAATGTTTCAAAATTAACAAAACTTACCTACATCCGCCAGATTAACGATTTGGAAATGGCGTCTGAAAAAGGATGGTATTTCGACAAAGAAGCAGCGGAGCGTATAATGAAATTTTTTAGTTTATTAAACCACACCAAAGGTCGACGTTTTGTAAACAAACCTTTTATACTAGAGCCGTGGCAATGCTCCATTGTTTATATTATTTTCGGTTGGAAGAAAGCAGATGGCACCCGAAGATTTTCAAAAACTTACACTGAAATACCAAAGAAAAACGGAAAGACTGCGTTTGCCGCTGGTATTGCTGATTTTCTTTTAGGCTTTGATGATGAAGCAGGCGCGGAAGTGTACTGCGCCGCCACTAAAAAAGAACAGGCAAAAATTTGCTTTTCCCAGGCGTATGATTTTATAAGTAAAAACACAAAATTAAAGGCACATTTAGGGGCAAAATTTGTAACGAATAATGTAAATATTCCATTGACTGGGTCTAAAATGGAACCTTTAGGCCGTGATAGTTTGGGACTGGATGGTATAAACCCATCGGCGGCGATTATAGATGAGTTTCACGAATGGAAAAACACAGACGTTTTAGATTCAATTGAGTCTGCAACAGTTTCCAGAGAACAGTCTTTAGTATTTATTATCACCACTGCCGGTTTAAATAAAACTTTCCCATGTTTTGAGTTTCGGGATTTTTGTATAGACATCCTAAAAGGCATAAAAGTTCAGGATGATATTTTTACAGTAATTCATACACTCGACGAGAAGGATGATTGGCGCGATCCACTTAACTGGGCAAAAGCCAATCCAAATTATAATATCTCAGTAATACCGGATAAATTAAGAGCAGAATGTGAGAAAGCAATTAACCAGGGTGGTGCAAAAGAGGTAAGTTTCAAAACAAAAAACCTCAACCTTTGGGTGGATGCCCCCACCGTTTGGATACAAGACGAGAAAATACTCGCCTGTAACTACGACACCGACCCCGAAAAACTAACAGGTAAGGAGTGTTACGGCGGCCTCGACCTCGCCAGCCACGTAGACATTAACGCCTTCGCCCTGTTTTTCCCAAAAATAAACGGGCGGGCAGCGGTTAAAATGTGGTATTTTATACCCGAAAGTAAGGTAACCGAGCGCGAGGACCGCGTGGATTACCGCCGATGGATAGCCGAGGGCCGTATAATTATGACCCCCGGCAACATTATCGACATCGACGAGCAGGTAAACCACATCTATAAAATTATAAAACAATACGACTGCCGCAACATCGCATTCGACCCGGCCAAAGCCTACCACGGAACCGTCCAGGCCTTACAGAAAAAAGGGCTCGACAAAATCCTCGACGAGTTTAACCAGGGCATCCGCTACATGAGCGAACCCATCCGCGAAATGCAGCGCATGGTAGAGGGCGCCGAAATCGACTTACTCGCCGACCCGGTCCTCCGCTGGATGTTCCGCAACGCCGTGGCCTACACCGACACCAACGACAACATTAAACTCGACAAAAAGAAAAGCCAGGATAAAATCGACGGGCTTATCGCGCTGGCCAACGCCATCGGCGGTTACATGAGCGGCGACAAAATAAAACCATACGAGAAACATTCATTAAGAGAAATAAATTTTTAAAAAACAATTATGAAACTACTTTCTTTAACCATTACTAAAGTCGACAGCACGAGCTTTTACAGGGCCAACGGCGTATTCGGCGACCTGCAACGGAAAATGCCCGACCTCCACATTACCAGCATGGATGTAAAAGACCTGCGCGACATGAACTGGAGCGACCTCAACCTGTTTGATGTTATTTTTATGCAGCGCCCTTACTCCAGTATTAACTACCAGATGGCCCGCTTTGTAAAAGACATGAACTTGCCCTTGTGGATCGACTTCGACGACAACCTGTTTGAAATACCCACCGACAACCGGGCCTTCGATACCTTCGCAAACCCCACCATCCGCAAAAATATTGAGGAAATTTCGAAGCTGGCCGACCTTATCACCACATCAACCGGCGAACTGGCAGGGGTTTTCAGTAAAATAAACCCAAACACGCAGGTAATCCCCAACGCATTAAACACCCAAATACTCCAGCCACGCCCAAAAAAACAAAATAATACGGTATTGTGGCGCGGCTCCGATACCCACCAGATGGATATTTTCTTTTATGCCGACCAGATGTTTGAGGCGCAAAGCACTTTTGCCGATTTTGATTTTATTTACTTCGGCTACAACCCCTGGATTATACCAGCCACCACCAATAAAAAACACATCAAAACCACCGACCCTATTATTTATTTCCAGCAACTCAACCAACTCGCCCCCAAAATTATGCAGGTGCCTTTGGTCGATAGCCATTTTAACCGATGCAAAAGCAATATCGCCTACCTGGAGGCCACCTATGCCGGCGCCGTTTGCCTGGTCCCAGACTGGCCTGAGTGGGATTTGCCTGGAACCGTCCGCTACAACAGCCCGGAGGAATACGCCGAAAAATTAAAACTACTCCTCACCGGCGGTATTAGCTTTAACAAGTACAACCGCCAGGCGTGGGAGTATATACTCGAACACCGCACTCTCGAAACCGTAAACACCCAACGCGCCGAATTATTAACACAGCTCACAGCCCACAGCCCACAGCTAAAAGCACAATTATTATGAGCATCCAACAATCAAAAATTGCCCACAAATACCTTAACGGTTTAAAAGGTATTGAAATCGCCAGATCGGCCACAACCAATTCTTAAAACAGATTTAAAATGAAGATAATAACCGACTACCCGGTGGCCAAAAGTTCGCCGGATCATATAACACCGAAAGGGGCGGTAAATGATAACACGCACTGCCCTGCGTTTGTGATAGAGGTAGAAAAATTATTCAAAACAAAAATAACCCTACTCGACCTGGGCTGCGCGGGCGGCGGATTGGTGGCCGACTTCCTTAACGCCGGGCATACAGCCGCGGGTGTTGAGGGATCGGATAAACCACGCGCATTAAAATTGGGCGAGTGGGAAAATATACCCAGTCACCTGTACACAGCAGATATTACAAAGCCGTTCCATTTTACCGCCGAAAACAAAAGGCAAAAGTTTCACCTGGTTACCGCGTGGGAGGTGTTGGAACACATAAGCGAGGCGGATATTAATACACTAATAAATACGATAAAAGAAAATTTGTATGCCGGTGGTTTTTTTATTGCATCGGTAGCCTGTTTCCCCGACCCGCCCTACCACGTAACCGTAAAACCAAAAGAGTGGTGGGCGCAAAAGTTTGAAAACGCAGGTTTTGTACCCGTTGAAACCGGAATAAAAACATGGCCACGAGCCGGATCATTCCATTTAACACTAAAAAAAGCAAAATGAATACCAACAATCTTCAACAACTTATCCAAAACCTACGCCGGGGCGACCACCTCGCCGTAAGTAAAACGGAATTTTTTAACGAAATGAACGTAAACATGCCCTACTGGTGCAACACTTTAAGCCTGCGCTGGCTGGTTTCCGTGGCCGATACCTACATAGACCACGGCACACCCACAGAGGCGCGCAACGCAATGGTAATATCAACCTATTTTAATATGGTGAAAATAGCCGATACCTCCCGGCTACTCAGTAACCCCTGCCGCGACATGCTCCCGCGCCTGCTCGACGATGTGGTGTTTATGTACGACGAGGTAAACAGCCTGAAAATTACAACCGACGATATGCCAAACATACTTTTTTACCGAATCAACGAGCTAATGCAACCCACCCCCGCGCTGCAAATGCTTTTCGAGGAAATCAAGCGCCGCCTGGCACACCATAGCCAAACCATGCAAATAGCAGGCTACCACAAGGGGTTTTATAATAAAATATTTTTTGAAGGCCGCCGAAATTATAAAAACGCATAGCATGTTAACAGGACGGCAAATACAAATGATGACTAAAACCGGGTTCGTTGATCTGTTTTGGTCAGACCTGAAAGCCCTGCAAAAAAGTAGCCCTGCCATAACACACGAGCAGGTTTACGAGCGAATGGAAACCGAATACACAGCAACCTTTAAGCAGCGCCGGTACGCTAATTTTAAAAGTTTCCGGGTGAGGAGGGATGAGTAGGTAACGTTGAGTACATGAACTGAATGCTGTTGAAATACGCAGAAAATTTGATACGAGTTATAAACCTTTAAAATCCGAGCGATGGAATTACAAAGACTAATTGATTATTGTGGGGAACAAATTAATGAAGGTAAATTAGATGGAATGGAATGCCCTGATTTAGATGAATGCCAAATTGAGATACAGGTATTTGAAAGATTAGCAGTTGAAGAAGTAATAAGAAGTGTGCGGAATGGCAAAAGCTCATACGAGAAATAGCATTTTGTTTATGTACATTGTTATAAATAGTAGCCGTCTGAATCCGCCTGTATAGATGCGCACCCTCGCGGCATGGGTAGGCACTGGATGAAAAGCTGACGAGTTTTACGGCTATTATTTTATAACGCTGAGTATATGAATTGTTTAATTAAAATTTAAAGAAATGAAAGTAGTAAACACATACATTGTAAAATACAAAGAAAGTTATGCTCCAAATGAATTAGCAATTTTGTTTGAGTTGGAAGATGGAACTTACATTGTAAAATATGAATGGTTTGAAAGAGAAAGAATTGAGCCAATAGACACAAAAATTGCGGTGTCTTTAATTAAATGATTTATATACATTGTTGTAAAATCGTTTTAATGTTTTACAACGACCTGTACAAGTTGCGTAATTTCCAGCGACCTTGATTAAATGTACTGCCGTTTCTGTTCTTTTTATTTTTAGGGAGGGTTTTTGTTTTAATGTTAATTCAATGTTAACACTAAGTAAATACTTAAATAAATATTGCAAAACACTTGCACGGTATTAAGTAAATGCTTATATTTGGATATAATTAAAAACAAACAAGATGACAACAACAGCAAAATACCAAGTTTCAAGTTTCGGAGAGCAAATCAAAGATGCAAACGACAAATTCAACACCAAAAAAGAAGCAATAAATTTCATGAAAAGAATGCACAGCTTTATGATTGAAATGGAAGCTTCAACATTCAGTTTAGCAAAACTTGAAATTGAAGATGGTGAAACTTACGAAATGCCAATACAAACAAAATACACAATTCATAACTACTAAAATTAACGGGGCGAAAGCCCCACTAAATTAAACTACATGAGTAATTCAGAAGCATATCCGAAAGCGTGGAAATATTTTGAAAAGAATGCAAGATATTTGGGAGAGAGTAACTACTACATAGTGCACCCAACTAATAGGACGCCCATTTTTACAGACACAGTAACTGAGTTGTTTGAGTTTGTTAAGGATATATTTTACCCAAATGAAAAAACTAATTAACATTATCGACACATCAAACTAGCTTAATATAATTCAGATTAACATGGATATTGAACAACTTAAAAAAGAACTCGGAATTACAAACGCTGATATTGCAAAGTTTTTTGATTTAACACCAATGGCTTATGCAAACTCATCAGCTAAAAAGAGATACGAACAAGCAATTTGCCGTTTCTATGCTTTTGTAAAAAGCACAGCGCGAGGGCAAAATAAAAAGAACTTAACCACTGACGTTGATTAAATGAAAGTATTATGCAGTTTGTACTTTGTTAGCACGCTGAAAGGTACGTTTTGCTTAAACTGCTTTTCTTATTTGCTTCAAAGTTTATTAGCAAAATGCGTGCTAACGGACAGCGGTTTGTAAAGTAGCGTGAAATACTCGCGAACCTGGATTAAATGTACTGCCGTTTCTGTTTTTAAAAATTTTGGGAGGATTTTCTTTATTGTTTTATTGTATATATTATATATATGATGTATATTTGATAAACTTTAAAATTATCCTATGAAAAAACTAATTGATATACCTGATGAGATTTTAACAGACCTTAAAATATTAGCCGCAAAAGCTAATAAAGACCTAAAGAATTATATACAAGATTTATTAGTTAGCCACGTAAAAAATAAAAAATGAAAGTAAAGATTATAATTCCAAATATTAATTTCCTTAATTTATTGGATTTTGAAGGATATACAGAAAAGGATGCCATTAACTTTACAAAAATTTTTTTGGAATATTGTGACAAAATAATTGATATTCCATATATACCACATCATAAAACATTAGTTAATTATGCGTCTTTCTCGAATATATTTGGATTTTCAAGCGAGTTTGAAAAAGCAATAAACTTGATTCAAGCTGAACAGTTATGGATTTCTTGCATTGTATTGTATTCTGAATATACAGAAATTCAATTAGAATATGATTTATAAAACGGGTTTAAAAAACCCGAAGCGCGTCGGCAATTTTTAAAAACCTACCACTGCCGTTAATTTGAAATTATGAACAGCTATTTTATAAACCGCATGTTACCCGCCGTATTTTTTTACGGTTGGTTTCGTGCGTTTGTAATTGGTTAATATGGCGGGTAACGGTGAGTATAAACGGTCGTTTTAATGCCGTTTATACATTGTTGTATGTCTGGTGCGACTTTAAAGCACAAACTTTAATTGTAAACACAGACCCTTTTTCTTCTTTTTTTGAGCGAGGGCAAATTAATTTGAAAAATTAAAATGATAGAACTAATACAAGGAAATTGTAATGAAGTAGAAATTAAACACAAATATGATTTTGTTATAAGTGATTTACCATACAATACAAATTTTGCAAAGTGGGATAAAAACGTAAAACCAAACGAGGTTTTTAATTTTAAGGCTAAAGGCTTTGTGTTGTTTTGTGTACAGCCATTAACATCTGAATTGGTTTTAGGTAACTTAAAGCAATATAGATATGATATTGTTTGGAGAAAGAACACCTATAAAAGCAACTCATTTAAAACAAGAGTTGGCAGACAACACGAAACTATTTTAATTTTTGGTAATTTGCCATACAATCCACAAATGGTAAAAAGAACCGAAACAGAAATGAAAAGATTAAACTATGAACAACGTAAAAAATATGCGTATAAAAACCCAAGTTCTGTAATAGATTTTGATGCAATAAATAACAGAAACGGAAGCAGAACAGGACACCCTTGCGAAAAGCCAATTGAATTAATGGAATGGATTATTAAAACCTACACTAACAAAGGTGATACAATATTAGACCCTTATATGGGAACAGGAACAACTGGTGTGGCTTGTAATAATTTAGGCAGGAACTTTATAGGTATAGAGCAAGATAAAGATTATTTTAACATAGCAAAAAAAAGGGTGGAAGAAAAAAAAGAAGAAAAAGAATTTAAACAACAAACTTTATTTAATGCCCAGACCTAAGCACTTGCATACAACGGTTTGGCTATGTTTAGGCTGGATTTTGAAACACTTAAATATCAAATATTATGGAATTTACATTAGAACAATTAACGGTTGATTTACCAGAACTGCCCAGCTTAAATATAGCTGATGTTACCAACCGTTTTATCAAAGAACAGAGCGAAAGGCAAAATGCTATTTTAGAAAAAGCAGTTCGAGAAAATGCAGTACCTCAATTAAAAGGTGAAATTACAAAAGGTAAGGTGCGCTGGCGTGGATTAAGAATGATTCAAAAAGGTGGTGTCGCTGATGGATTTACAGAAACTTGGATAGAGCAACGAGGCAAAAGGATTACACCTATTATCAGAAATGAATATAGTTATCAGCTTCCTTAAATGGTTGGTAACGGTGGGTGTTTGTTGCGTTACTTCCAGCTAATTAATTTGAAATACTACACTAAAAAAAATAAAAAAGGGAGGGATTTTTAAACCAATCTAATTTTAAAAACTATGTTAATACATGACCATTTTCAAAACTTTAAGGTATATCAGATACCAAAGGCGCAATTGATAATTGCAGACGTGCCTTATAATTTAGGTAATAATGCCTATGCTTCTAATCCTGCATGGTACAAAGACGGCGATAATTCAAACGGTGAAAGCGAACTTGCAGGAAAATCGTTTTTTGATACTGACAAAGATTTTAGACCAGCGGAGTTCATGCACTTTTGCAGCACAATGTTGAAACCTGAAAAGAAAATAAAGCAGGTTGAAGGTGAAAAAAGGCAAAAAGGCGATGCCCCTTGTATGATTTTATTTTGTGCTTTTGACCAACAAATGTATTTTATTGAACTTGCAAAAAGATACGGTTTGAATAATTATATAAACTTAGTATTTCGTAAAAATTTCTCTGCTCAGGTATTAAAGGCCAACATGAAAATAGTTGGTAATTGCGAATATGGATTAGTGTTATATCGTGAAAGGTTGCCGAAATTTAGGAACAACGGCAAAATGATATTCAACTGCATTGATTGGCCTCGCGATAACGAAAATGAAAAGATTCATCCAACACAAAAACCAGTCGAATTACTTGAAACGTTAATTAAAATATTTACAGACGAAGGAGATATTGTAATTGACCCGGTGGCTGGTAGCGGCTCAACATTAATTGCAGCCGAAAATACAGGAAGGAAAAGCTATGGTTTTGAAATAAAACGCAACTTCTTTAAAGATGCTGAAAAGTGGATTAAAGAAAATGAAATAACACAAAAAGAGTTAAAAACAATTGGTTATGCTAAAACAAAGCTAAACAAGGCACATGCAACTCTTTTCTAAAAGGTTTTGCAAAAACCTTGCGCGGGAGGGCTTTTATTTTTTGACTTATCAAGCTGAAATGTTGATTAAATGAAAGGTAATGCAATAAACACATTGTTACCTGCTGGCCTTAGTAAAATTGAAAAAACTAAGGCCAGAACACAGCTTAAAACTTCAATTTTTAGGCTTGCAGGTAACGGACCGATAAATACACCTTAACCAAAGACCAAAAACCATGCAATCAATAACTTATACCATTGAAATTAAGTGGGAAATCCGCGGGTTGGAACACTACGGATTTGGAACCGATAAAAACCTCTATAATCTGAAAACCGGGCGGCGCATTAAACAATGCTACAACTCAGGCAGCATTGGCTACTGGTTATCCAAAAAATTTATTACACTTAAAGCGCTGAAAACCAAACTATACAAACCAAAAAAAGAAACGCTCCCCTTTTAATATTTAAAAATACAACATTGTTGTATTGTTTACAACAAACAAACTCCCTTACTTTGTAAGGTAAATTACCTTACATGAATTTTATCGACAGGGCAATACAGTATGTGGCAGAAAAACGCGGCGTTTTTGTACAACCAAATGCCGACTATATACCCGATATTTCAGCCATTACGGCGGCGGGTGTAAGTGTAAACCACAAAAATGCACTCACTTTTACCGGCGCTTTCTCCGCCATTTCCACCAAAGCCGAAAATATGGCATCTTTGCCAAAGGCGGTTTTTAAAACCACCAAAACAGGCAAGGAAACCGACAAAAAACACCCCGTTTACAGCCTTATCCACTACCAACCAAACCCCATGATGACTGACTTTGCCTTTTGGGAAAAAGTCGAGGCCGATGTGGCAGGATGGGGCAACAGCGTGGCGGTAATTGAATTTAGTAACAAGGGCTACCCAAAAAATTTATGGCCGGTTGATGCAGATAATTACCAGATTATAAAAAGTAATCGCGAACTTTTTTATAAGGTAAACAGCGGCGATTTTGCAGGCACTTACCCATCCTCCGAAATTTTACACTTTAAATATTTCTCAAAAGACGGGATTAATGGCATCGACCCAATATCACTGGCAGCCGAGGCCATCGGCATTGGTATTGGCGGGCAACAGTTTGCAGCCGATTATTTCGCCACAAAGGGAAAGATGCGCGGCGTTTTTGAAATGGATAACGAGCTGGGCGAAAAAGAATATAAACAATGGAACAAACGTATGGCCCGCACAAAAGACCACGCCACCCCATTGCTGGAGTACGGGATAAAATACAAAGGCATTTCGGTTTCACCCGACGCCGCCCAGGCAATCCAAAGTCGTATTTTTAGCATACAGGACGCCTCCCGCATTTGGAAGGTCCCCGTTTCGCTACTGGCCGAACACAGCCACTCCACTTTTAGCAACACCGAACAACAGGATATCCAGTTTGTAAAATACGGCCTCCGCCCGGAATGTAAACGTTTCGAAACCGAACTCGAAACCAAACTTTTTACCGGCGACGAGCGCGATGTGTACGAAGTAAAATTTAACCTGGAGGGATTACTCCGCGGCGATGCAAAAACCCGCGCACTGGTTAACCATTACGCCATACTTGACGGCTATAAAACCCGTAACGAAATACGCCTGATGGATAATTTAAACCCCGCACCCGGACTCGACGAGTTTTTAGTCCCACTTAATATGACCACACCCGAAGCCTTACAAAACGCCATAAAAGACGAAAATAATAAATAAAAAGGTATGGAAAACAGGAAGTTTACAATCGGGAAAGTAAGGACATTCGACCGCAAAGTGGCCGAGGAAACCCGCCAGATTGATTTTGTAATTTCAGACGAAAGCCGCGACCGCCACGGAACCATTATACCATTAAACGCATGGAAGTTGCAAAACTTTAATGCCAACGGAATTGTGGGCTACCAGCACGACGTTTACGGCGACGATTTTTTAACCAAAGCCGACCCCGACGATGTAATCGGTATTGGCGAGGCATTTACCGAAGATGGTAAACTGATTGGCCGGGTAACCTTCGAACCCGCCGAAATTAACCCAAAAGCCGAGAAAATATTTCAAAAAGTATTACACGGCACCTTAAAAGCCACATCGGTTGGTTTTTACGAAACAAAAAAAGGCGCCTGGGGCGAAAAAGAACAGGCCCGCGACGGCGCAACACCCACCTACTTTTTTGGTGAGGTAGAGTTACTGGAGTTTTCCATCGTAAACATCCCGTCGAACCCCGCGGCATTACGCCGCAAACTGGAGGAAAAAACACTGGCCGCCGACCTGGAGGAAACCCGCCAGCAACTTTCCACCGCACAACTCGAAATTGCAAGCCGCGATATAACCATTGCCAGCCTTAAACAAAACCTGCGAATCGCAAAAATGAGAACGGCCTTCAAAGGTCAATAAATTAAAGTTAGTAGTATGAAAAAGTCTGATGAATTGAAACAAAGGCTGGCTACTTTGGAGGCCGAAAACAATGAGTTGGTTTCTAAAGAAAGCCGCAGCGTTGAGGAAAACGCAACAGTCGACCAGTACATCGCCGATCGCGAAGCACTGGAAGCTGAAATCGATCGCGAGGTAAAACTCGAAAAAGTAAGGTTGCTGGTTGCTGCCCGTAACGGTAAAACAATCTCCAACGAAGATGCAAAAGAATTGAAAAATTATTCCTTTGCAAAAGCCATCCGCGAAACCATCGCCGGTAATTTAACCGGGCTGGAAAAGGAAATGCACGAAGAAGCACTCCGCGAAAATCCGGGCGTTGAGGGTATTGGTGTACCATCCATCATTATCAACCCCCGCGCCGCTTTGGGCGCTGCCAGTTCGCCGGTAATTTCTACCGACACCACGGGGTTTATTGATGCACTCCGCGCAAAATTGGTTTTGGCCGGTGCCGGAGCACAATTTTTAAGCGGGTTAAAAGGAAACATTTCTATACCGAAAAAAACCACAGCAGGATCGGCCACTTGGGAGGGTGAGGTTGATGCATCGGCTGATGCAGGTATGGTTTTAGGATCGGTTACCATGAGCCCAAAACGTTTGAGCGCTTTCCAAACATTATCAAAACAATTACTGGTCCAAAGCGCCTACAACGTAGAGCAGATTTTGCGTAACGACCTGATTACCGCCATACAAATTGGCGTAGACTCCGCCGGTATTAACGGCGCCGGATCGGCTACCGTTCCAACAGGTATTTTAAATTATTCGGGCATCGGATCAGTGGCCGGTGGTACAACCGGAGCGGCACCAACCTATGCAAACATCATTAACCTGGAGCGCGAAGTAGCGGTCGACGATGCCGACATCGGCGCGCTGGCTTTCCTTACAAATCCAAAAGTAAGGGCAAAATTAAAAGCCACAGCAGTGGGTACCGACCAGCGCATGGTTTGGAGCGATAACGGGAACAACCTTTTGGGCTACAATGCCCATGTAACTACACAGGTACCATCCGACTTGGATAAAAGTACCTCCACCGGCGTTTGTTCCGCCATCATCTTCGGAAATTTCAACGAACTGATAATTGGCCAGTGGGGTGGGTTGGACATTGTTGTCGATCCTTATACCGCTGCCAGCAACGCACAGGTAAAAGTGTACATCCACTCTTTCTGGGATACATTAATCCGCCACGCGCAATCTTTCGCCGCAATGAAAGACGCGCTGACTACTTAAAAAATAGCTATGAGCCACGAGCCATGAGTTTGATACTCATGGCTCAAAGCCCAAAGCCCAAAGCAAATTAGTATGAAAATTAAATTCTTACGCCCCGTGCAGGGTTTCGCCTACTTCGAAAACGACATCGCAGAAAACCTGCCCGATGAAAAGGCTGGAATGTTGGTATCCAAAGGATGGGCGGTACTGATACCTGAAACCGAGGGCAACGCAAACAAACTGCCCGAAGATATACCCGCCCGCGAGTTATTGTTTGAAAACGGTTTGGAAACATTAACCGACGTAAAAAACGCCCTGCCAACCATCACCGATTTAAAAGGAATTGGCCGCAAAACCGCCAAAGACATCGAAAAATATTTAACAGGCCAAAGCTCATAGACCAAAGCTAACAAAAATGGAAAGCACAAAACTAATATCAGCAACCCGCACCGAAAGCCCGGTCGACCTTACCGGCTTTAAAAACCACATTGGGTTTAGCATTGCCGATGCCACGCGCGACGAAAGTTTTACACTTTTGCTCGACGCCGCCACCGACGAGGCCCAAAGCTATTCGGGTTTACAATTGCTGCCCGCCATTTTTGAGCTACAGTTAAACGAATACAAACAGGTTGTGCTATTCGACATCCACCCGGTTACAGGTATTAACCAGGTGAAGTATTTCGATGCCAGCAACGAGGAGCAAATCCTCGTTTCCGGCACCGATTACTATTTTAATGTGGATGCCAACCCCGCAGAGTTACACTTTATAAACGAATTAAATATATACCCCTACCGCACCGACGCCATTGTGGTAAACTTCGGCGCTGGGTATGCCAGCGCGGCAAAAGTGCCGCCACTGGTTAAGGCAGCCATTTTACTGGCCGCCGCAAATATGTATGTAAATCCTGCCGACTCGGTAAGGGTACTCCCCACCGCCTCGCGCAATTTACTCCGCAATTACAGAACGCATAATACATAAAAATACAGGTTTAGTTAGGTTTAGGTTTTAGGTTAGGTTAATGTGGGGCCGTGGTGGTTCGCGGCTCCACTCTTTTAAAAAGAAAAACAGAAGTGAAAAACGAGAACATCAACATAGGGAATTTTAACGAGCCAATCACCTGGCAGGCGCCCACGCTTACCACCGCCGCAAGCGGGCAGAAGTTACGCTCCTTTGCCGATTATAAAACCGTTTATGCCGATGTTTCACCCCTTACCATAAACGAGGGCGAAGTCTCCGCCCGCATCCAGTACGCCGAAACCTACGCTTTTACCACCCACTACGACGCGGCCATTAACAGCCGCTACCAGGTAAGATACAACGGCGAAAGCTACAACATTATAAAACTCGAAACACTGAATTTAAAACGTTTTACACGGGCCACGGCCACAAAAATAGTACAATAAAATGCCGGTACAGGAATATGAAATAACAGGCGCAACGGAACTCCAGCAAATATTTGCACAGTTACCGCTTAAATACGGGAAAAAGCCCATACAGGCAGCCTTCCGTAAGGGCGCGCGTATTTTTACCACAGCATTAAAAAGCAACACACCAACGGCAAGCGGCGAAACAAGGCGCTCCATAAAAGTAAAAGCGCTGCGCGGCGCAGCCATCACCGTCGGCTTTTCGGGCTCAAAGGGAAACATGCCCGGCTATTTTAAAGCCTACTGGAGCAACTACGGAACCCTGGCACTCCGCAACAGCGCACACAAATTTAAAAAAAGCCGCAAACCAAAATCCGCCGGATGGGATGGCGGTATCCGCGCAGGCGGTTTTGTAGAGGAAAGCTGGGAACAAACCAAAAACCAGGTGGAGCAAAAAATCACCGCCGAAATAGAAACCGAAACACGTAAATTTTTAAACAAATACGCGGTCAAATGATATTAGATGCACTCTATACAACAATCAACCCGGTACTAAGCGCCCACCCGCTTATCGGCGACATAGAGGCCGCAACGCCCTTTTGTATGTTTAAGGTAACGCCCGAAATACTGCGCGACAAAACAGGCATAATCGGTTACAGCCATCTGGTGGAAATCGGCATTGTCGACCGCGAAATTACAGACATTAACACCTACACCACAGGTGTAACCGCCGCCATTTTAGCCATCACCGGAACCGTAAACTCAACCATTTTCGAGGGGGTAATGCACACCGACGAAAGCGGCATTTATTACAACGATGCCGACCAGGTTTATATGAATGATTTAGAGTTTAGGATATTCACTAAAAACAGATAAGAGATGAGTTTAGCAAAAGTTTTAGGATTCAACATCCGGTCGAAATTTAACGGAAAATATTTGGCTGGGGTAACCAATCACTCTTTTAATTTGGAACCCAAATTAAAAGACTCGATTATGAAATCGGACCAGGGCAACAAACAGCAGGAGGTCGATGGCCGCATTGTAACGTTTAATGCCAGCATGTACATAATGAAAGACGCCACAGGCAGCGCCTCGGGTACTTATATGGACATCGGCGACATCCGCGAAACCGTGGCAGCAGGCACAACCGGCACCTACGAATACGGCGGAAACATACAGGGCGACCACCTGGTTACAGGTACCTGCCGCATGGTAAAACTCGGCGAAACGACCGACAGCGAAAACTTCGGCACCGCCTCGGTAGACTTCTCCGAAATAGAAGGAACCGGCGGATTCGGGACACAGTCGTAAAAACGGGATTTTGGGATTGTCGGATAATTAGATTTTTAAAAAATCCAAAAATCCAGTAATCCAAAAATCCAGCAATCCAAAAAAATGAAACACGACACCATCGACATAAACGGCGCCACCTACCGGGTAGAATTTAACTGGAACGCCACCGTAGATTTCCTCGAAACCGAGGGCTTAAATTTAACCGACGCCGACAGCCTCGACAATTTAAAGCCTTCGCAAATTACCTCGCTTATTTACGCCGGGGTAAAAGAGGGTGCCCGTATGGAGGCCAAAGATTTTCCCTTTACCGTGAAAGACTTTGGCGCAGCGCTGGGTTTTGCCGAGGTTGCCGCTTTGCTCGAAATTTTTAAGGCCCACACCGCCGTAAAAACAACAGCAAAAAAAAAGACGAAACCGTTTTACCGACGGAAATAAATATCGACTGGTTTTTGGGTTTGGCAATCGGGGTGCTGCACATGGCCCCCGACGAGTTCTTCGAAATGCGTTTAAAACATTTTTTCCTGAAGTTGCAGGAATACAACCGGAACCGCGAAAGCGAAATTAAAACAAACTCCGAATTGGTGCGACTGCAAACAACGGCATTAATAAACATCCAGCTAAAGCCGTCTGATAAAATTACCCCGCAACAGCTTTGGCGCTTCCCCTGGGACGAGGAAACAGAGGTAGCCAAAAAACTTGCACAACTAAGCGCAAAGGAACTCGGCGAGGCATACGGCGAATTTATAAACAAAAGCAAACTGTAACATGGCAGAACAAATTACAAATTTAAAGGTAAGGTTTGGCGCCGACACCACCCAGTTTAAAAAGGGGATGAACGACGGAAAACGCGCCGTGCAAACCTTCCAGAAAGATGCCGGAAACGCCATCGAACGTTTTGCCAACCAGTTTGGGGTTTCGCTGGGACCCCTGCGCGGGGTGTTAAACAGCTCTACCGCCGCCACAAAAGGTTTGTCGGCAGGGATGAAAGGCGCCGCAGCATCCACAAATATATTCTCAACCGCATTAAAACTATTTAAAATTGCACTGATCTCCACCGGCGTCGGCGCTTTGATCGTCGCCCTGGGTACACTTATCTCTTATTTTACCAACACCCAGCGCGGGGCAGACAAAGTTAAAACGGTAATGACAGGTTTTAAAGCGGTGATTAATGTATTAATCGACCGCCTGAGTATGTTTGGCGAGGGCCTGTTTAAAATATTTACCGGCGATTTTAAGGCGGGGTGGGACACCCTAAAGGAATCGGTTAAAGGGGTGGGAGATGAATTAAAAAACGAGGCCATCGCCGCCGCAGGTTTGGAAAAGGCCCGCCAGAAATTACGCGACCAGGAAATCTCCTTAATCGAGGTACAATCCGAGCGAAACAAGGAAATTGCCAAAGCCCGTTTACTGGCAGAGGATGAAACCGTGGCCGCCGACAAACGGCTGGCAGCCATGCAGCGGGCACAGGCCTTGGAACAACAAACCCTGAACGAAAACAAGGAGCTGCAAAAAGAGCGCATCCGCATTATGGAGGAGGAGGTGGCACTCGGCGAAAGTACCGCCGAAGATTACCGGATGCTGGCAGAAGAAAAAGCTAAAATAAACGACATTGAAACCGCCAGTTTACGTTTACAAAAACGACTGCAAACCGAAATAAACAGCCTTACCAATGAAATAGAAAGCGAAACTGCCGCCCTTATTAAATTGCGCGAAGCCGAAACAGCAGGCTTTAAACCCGTGGAAAGCCAAACCGCAAAAATTAGTGTGGAGCTCGATACCAAAGGACTTGAAACCGACAAACTCCTCGCTAATTTAAAACCCGCACTCGACCAGGCAAAAGGGGTGGTACTCGATTTTGCAGATACATTTAACAACGCCTTCGCAGGTTTGGCTGTTGGTTTCTCCGAAAGCATCGGCGCCATGATTTCCGGGGCCGAAGGTTTCGACGACCTGGGAACGGTTATTTTAAGCAGCCTGGCCGATTTGGCCATACAGGTAGGTAAAATTGCCATCGGCGCCGGTATTGCAGTTCTCGGAATAAAGCAGGCTTTAATGAGTTTAAACCCGGTGGTGGCCATTGCAGCGGGCGCCGCGTTAATCGCAATCGGTAGCGCAATAAAAGGCTCATTAAAAAGCGCAGCAAGCGGCGGCGGCTCCGCGGGTACCTTCACCGGCAACGCCGGGGTGTACGACAGCCGTGGCACACAAACCATAAACAACAGCACACCGCAAACCGCACCGCAACGGGTGGATGTAAGGGTAACGGGTGAGTTTATACAACGTGGTTCAGTGGCAGTGGCCACCATTGCCGAAACCGCCAAACGAAGCAGGTACAACTAATGGCAGCGCAAATAAAATACCGTTTGGAGGCTTACAGCAGCAAATACCGCGATGTGTACCGCGTAGATATACTGGAGGAGGGCTACACCGGAGCCGTAACACGCAAAAGTATTGGCGGCAACAAATTGCGCTTTAATAAAAATACGGGGGCGGTACAACACACCTCCCTTACCATTTCCATACAAAGCGACAGCAACTTCGAGTACATCGGTTTTTTCCAGTACGACAACCGCCGCTACCCGGTACGGTTATATAAAAACGACGTACTAATCTGGAGCGCTTACCTGGTGGCCGAAAGTTACAGCGAGCCCTACCAAAACCCGCCCTACGATGTGGAGATTGTTGCCACCGACGGCCTCGGCCTGTTGGAAGATTATACCTTTAGCAACGGAGGGATGCAAAGCCGACTGGAGGCAATTATCCATTGTATAAGCAACCTGGGGCTGGAGCTGGAATACGCCATCGCCGTCGATTTTTACGAAGACAGCATGAACACCGCCCGCGCCATGCTCGACGAGGCCAAATTTAACGGCGATATTTTTGAGGGTGAAAAATGCAGCGATGTATTAAAAAAGCTCCTGCCATTTGGTACCATACTCACCCAGCAAAACAACCGCTGGCTCATCCGCCGCCCCTTCGAGGACGCCGAAAAAACCCACCACGTTTACAGCGCCGCGGGTGTTTACCAGGAAACCATAACGGGAGAAGCGGAGTTATCAATGGGCGACGTTAAAAACGGCGGGGTGTGGCCCCACGGGATGCCTCTGCTTACAATGGAACATGCCTGGCAAAATGCCATCATCCGAAAAATATACGGGCGCACCGACAGCTTTTTTAAAAACTACGATTTCCAGCGCCTAAAAGAATACTGGACAGACCCCAACGATATACTCAGAATTTACCAGATAGCCGATTTAAACTACGCGCAGTTAATTGGCTACACCGCCCCCGGCTCCAACCAATACGTGAGCCAGAGCATTAGTGTGGCCAACTCGGTAAACAGCGGCGGTGCTTTTTACTTCGAGATAAAATACGACGCCCTGGGCGCCCAAAACTCCACCGCCCTGGCAGTGGGCAGCGGGATTACCCTAACCGTTGAAATGATGCTCCGCCTTTACAACGGCCAGCAAACCTATTATTTAACCACCGACGGGTGGACAGAAAAAGAGGAAAAGCTTTCGTTTACCTTCACCAGTACCGTTGGCTCACCCGTTTGGAAGGACTTAAAAATTATTACCAACAGCATACCCATCGACGGCACAATGGAGCTGCGTTTGTACCGCATAGAAAAAGCCACATCTGGCAACCCGCGGAACCGCCCACGCATTGCGGGGGTTACTTTTGCCGCCATAAAAGTATATACCGCCGACCTGGCCGCCTACCCCGATACCGAAGATGTAACCGTGGAAATCCGCGACAACGCCGCCGACAGTAATGGGGTGATTGAATTAATGCCGGTTGATTTGCCGGCCATACAGAACGCCCGCCTGTTTTTCGACAACGGAAACTATACGGGAACAACCGGAGCTTACGAGCTGGCTACCCTATGGAGCAACAACAGCGACATAGCCCTGCCACTGGAAAAGGTAATTGAAAACCAGTTATTGAGGTATTACGGCCAGCCGCGGCACCGTTTGTCGGGCTGCGTATGGCGCGGCGAGGGTTTACATTTAAACGCCATTGCTAAACACCCCATTAATTACAACCGGGTTTTTGTGTCCGACGGCGGTGAGTGGAACATACTCGACGACACTTTTAACATTAACTGGGTAGAAATACCGGGCACAGCCACAGAATCACCAGGCGATCCGTGGATTTTAGAGGACGGCGTTTGGGGCGACGATGGCGAAATCTGGAAAGACGGCGAAGGCTGGGAAGATGTAAATCAAAACCTATACGAGATAGAAATCGACGGGCTTGTGGCAGGCGAGCAAATAAATATTACCAGCCTTACGGGTATTGTATCCGGCGACATAATTACAGCAGTTTCTTTTGTGGAAGTTATTAAACCAGGCTCGCCGGATAATTTAGGGGATAAGCTATTTTCAGACACAACGGAAATCACCAGCTACCCCCACGAGTTTACAGGAACCAGCTTATTTTTTGAGGTATCATCCCTGCACATGGTATCTTTTAATACATCGTTTACGGTGATTCTTTCGGGCGTTGAAAAAACAGTACAATTAATAATAACACTATGAAAAAATTAAAATTAACCCTGTTATTTAAAGGAAAAATAAAACCCGCGCTTTTACTTTTTACGTTTTGTTTTCTCCTTTCTACCTCCTTCGCCCAGCAGCAAGTAATTAACAACGGCGAAACGGGGCTGGTGGTCCGAAATAAACTCAACGCCATGTTTGAGCAGATTTACGACAACCTGGTAAACATCCAGTTCAGTGCCGACGGGGTTACCAGCTGGCACGAAGTTTACGCCCCCGCCGATAACTATTTCCGCACCACACAAGACCTCGGCGTTACCTGGGGGCTGGCAGTTGAACTGAGCGCCTCCTTTGTGGTACAATTCAGTGCCGATAACATTACGTACAGCAACAGCTACACAGAGGGCGACGATTATTACCGTTTTTCCACAAACAACGGCGTTCTGTGGAGCCCCGGCATTGCCATTACCAGCGAGGGGGTTGGCGATGTAGTCGGACCCGACGGCGCCATTGCCGAAAACATTGCCACCTACGACGGATCAACAGGTAAATTAATCCAGGACGGCGGGTATAGTATTGCAACCATACTGGCCGCAGGAAATAAAACGCATGTTGGTGATGTGAGCGGTGACTCGGTTTTAACTATTGGCGCCAACAAAGTAAACGAAACACACATGGACTGGGGAACCGGCACCGACGAAATAAATGCAAACGATTTACCCATCGAGGACACGGCGGGAAACTTCACCGCCACCAATACCGAGCAGGCATTAAAGGAACTGGCAGAAGCAGGGACAGGTACCTCCACCGACATTTCGGGCATCCGCGACACCCTACAATTACACCGCGACAGCCTTTTACTGGTTTTCGATTCGCTTGCCGTACACCGCACCGCCATAAATTTAAACACAGCAAAAATAACTTTCCCAGGGTTTACGGATTTGGCTACTGATTATAGTTTTACCGATGATACCGGAACCGATGACCAAACCGCTGCCGAGGTAAACATTACCGATGCAGGAGAATACTACACAGGCACCGAAGTAGAAACAGCCTTACAGGAAATAGGGGCAAGCATAGCCAGTGGTGGCGATGGTTGGGGTGCTGATACCGTAACCACCGACATTACCCTGTTGGGCGATGGAACAGGCGGAGACATCTTAAAAATAGACACCACCGTAATTGCAACCCCAAACGACATAGCCGTAGCCGTAGCCGCCGTAACCCCCAACGCCACACACTCCGGCGAAGTTACCGGAGCCACCGCCTTAACCATTGCCGACGACATTATAGAATATGCCAACCTTTCGGTAAACCTTACCGATAGCCTGGTAAACAATACACTAACCTGGGATATTAGCGGCAAACCCTTAATTTATTGCACCCCCAGCACCGGAACGGTGGCATTTTCAAACCCACAGGTAAACAAAAGCATAACCATAATATTAACACTTTCTTCGGCAACACTTACATGGCCCGCCACCGCCAAAATTCTGGACGGTTCGGCAACCCTGGCAGATGGAACATTTTTCATTTATATACATTGTATTTCCACATCAATTTTTACAATATCAATAACCAAAGAAGCCGCATAAAATGAAACGATTAACAATTTTATTATTTATAGTAGCAACCTTATTTAGTTGTGAATGTGATAGCCAGGTGCCGGGTATTGGGGGTACGCCATTTATCGCGGGCGGCGGTGGAGCAAGTACAATGTCTTTCGTCGGGTATTCGTCGGTATATGTGCAAAGTAATTTAACAGTAACTATAACAGCACCCGACAACATAGAGGCGGGCGATTTACTAATCGCTACTTTTTCTAATTCAGAGAACGGTGCAAACACTATAACAGGAGTACCAACGGGGTGGACTTTAGTAACTCAATTACTAACTTCAAGTGTTTTGTGTTCATATACTTATATGAAAACGGCAACGGCTTCTGAACCGTCCGATTATACATTTACTAAATCATCAAGTTTTTTTGGTTATTGGGCGGTAGTCTGTTCTGTTTTTCGAGATTCAGAAACAGGAACGTGGGCGGTTGCAGACACAGCCACAAATTACAGTAATACTGATGTGTACACAAGTGGCGCCGTAGATTGCGCCGACAATTGCCTTTATTTATTTTCTTTATGTGTTGACGGAGCTAGAACGATAGATACACCCCCGTCCGACATGACAGAAGTATACGGAGTAACAGGGGTTGCCTCAAATTTTACTTATTATTCTTTTCAAAATTCAGAAAGTGGAATAACTAAATCTATTACATCAGATAGTATAGACGAAGCGCACACTATGGCGGTGGTAATTACTCATAACTAAATACATTTTAAAAATGAAACATATATTGCATATACTACTAATTTTTCTTTGTTTAACAGGATTTGCACAAAGAAAACATTTAATTATAGATAGAGAGATAATTAAATCAGGTCTACCCGAAAAGTTTACAAGACCAAACGGCCAAACTATTTACGGCGGTTATAAAGCCCTAACCGATTTACATTTTATAGACGGCTGGCGCGACGAAGTACGCCCGGAAATTAACCCCGCCTTACAATATTACGGCCCGCGCTATTATAATGCTGCCATGGATGCCGTTACATGGCCGATAATAGATAAAACCATTGAAGAACTGGCAGAAGAAAAAGAAAACCTACTTCAAAGCATTGAACAGGATTTTGATATTTTAGCCATAAAACAGCTATTAATTATTTTAACAAAAGATATTTTAAACGCGCCAGAAATTACCGCCGAAACCATAAACGCCATTGCCACCATTTACCCGCAATATAGAGCAGACAAAAGCTATCTATTAAACGATGTTTTTGTATATGAAACGGAATTGTACAGGGTAGTACAGGCGCATACTTCACAAAGCGACTGGAACCCAAACACCACCCCGGCATTATATACCAAATATACACCACCGGTCCAGGTGGCCGAGTGGGTACAACCCACAGGAGCGCAGGATGCTTATAATATTGGGGACAAGGTATTGTTTGAGGGGAAAACCTACACAAGTCTGATAGATGCAAATACGTGGTCGCCTGCGACTTACCCCGCAGGATGGCAAGAAATATAAATTCACTTAAAAAATAAAGTTATGAGAAAATTATTTTTAAAAGTATTGTATGTGTGGTTGAGATTAATTGTGGTAGAACGAACCGTTTCACGACCAGACATAAAAGACCACCTGGAGGGCGGAAAAATTATTTCGTTGGTGGTTACACTCCTTACGCCCTTTCTTTCCCTTATTACCGAATATTGGCATGTTTACTCCCTGTTCACCGGATGGGTTACAGCAGCCTTACTCGGGTTGTTATGGGAAGGTTACCAAAAGAAAACGGGTAGAGGTACAGCCGACTGGTCAGATTTCAGGGCTACATCCAGGGGCGGTATGATAATGAGTTTCCAGTTAGGGGGAGTTATCGTTGCCGTATACTTTATACAAAATTTAATTAACACCCTATGATAACAGATGCAGACATATTAGGCTCCACCCGGCAGGGCATGTATGAGGTAGTATTGTTTGGCGAAAAAAAGATCGCAGAAAAACACACCCACCCGGATATCGTGGATGCGTTGTGGTTAATAGATGGGGAGTTCTGGCCGGGTGAATTGCTGGATAAACAAAAGGAAATATAAATTTTAAACGAATATTATGGACGCAGTTATTATCACATCGATGGGGAGCCTTATGTCAATATTGCTTTTTATTATCGGCTATTTTTTGAAAATGCAAATAACGGTGATAGAGGAATTAACCGTCTCTGTAAACATTTTGTCGCGCACCGTGGCGGTATTGGAAAACAAGACGGAAAACTCAATGCTAAATTGCGACATAAAACACAACACAATCGATAGTAGGTTGAAACGGCATGGGGAGCGTTTGGATGTAAACGAAAAAGAGATTGCTATTTTAAAAGAAAAAGTTAAATGAGTGATTTATTAAAAATAGCATTGAGCCAATACGGGCAGGAGGAACGCCCTGGAGATAAGAACAACCCAACGATAGTTAACTATTCTAAGGAGTTGGGAAAGGGTTTTGAACGGGTGAACGATGATGAAACGCCCTGGTGCAGCATTTTTATAAATTGGGTTTGTTTAAAGGCAGGTGTGGAACGGTCGAAAAGTGCATCGGCACGTAGTTGGCTTAAGGTAGGTGAAAAGGTTGAACACCCGGAACCGGGCGACATTGTGGTTTTTATTAGGGGAAATAACCCGGCACAGGGACATGTAGGTATATTTATTTGCAAAAACAACCGACATGTAACCGTATTGGGCGGCAACCAGAATAACCGGGTCCAAATAAGCGAAAACTACCTTTTGTCGAGCGTACTTGAATACCGGAGATTAAAGAAACTAATTACTTAAAAGATGGAAGATATAATATTATTAGCCTACACACTGGGAGTTGCATTAATTATACTATACAAGGTCTTGGCATGTTGGCGCGATGTTAAACATTAAAAATTAAGAAAATGAAACAGTTTATCAAAGAAATGCTGTCGGGTTCTGACGATACCTCTATAAAGAGAGTGTTGGCTTTTTTATGCTATATCTGGTACTACGGAATATATGCAACAACCTATTTTGGTGAGTTGAGTACAACCCAAATAGAAATGTCGAATAATATTTTCTATATGGGTGGTGCTTTGATACTGGGGACGATGTTTGAGAAATTTAAGTTTAATTCCAAATGAAACAGCTAATTATATTCATATTTGCATGGTCGTTAACAAGTTGTTTGACTGTTAACCGCATCCAAAAAAACTGCGACAAGTTTGCAACGGTTTGTGTGGTCCCGGTTAAAACCGTTATCCAGCGAAAAGACACTACCATTTACCTGGAGCGTAAAATCCCGGTACCAATACCTGGCGACACGGTACGAATAGAAATACCCGTAATGGTTAAGGGTGAAAACAACCAGCCCGTAATACGGCCTCAAATTTCCATTAAACCAATTTACCGGGAAAGCGAACACATTGTATTAACGGCAAAAATAGAAAACAATAAAATACTGGCCGAGGCAAGGTTAAAGGAGGGGTTTGTAATTGTTTCCATCGAGGACACCATCACCATAAAAGATGCCATTGTAAATACAACCACCGAAAACAATATAATACAACCCCCGTTTAAATTCATTCCCAAATTATACAAGTTTACATTTTGGTTGTTTTGGTCTGAAATGTTGGCCATTGCCTTACTGGTTGTCTGGAAATTAAAAGGGGGAGTTATTAAAAAAATATTAAGGTAAAAGTTCCCTAATTCGTTCCCTACAAAAATAAAAAACGCCGTAAACACAAGGCTTACGGCGCTTTTTATGTACCCGGGGCGGGACTAGCCCACACGTAATCAAATACATGAAACCCCCGTGTTTATTACACTTTTCAATTTTAATTATGTTTAAAAGTAAGTATTATTTGAATAAAATTACCTAAAAAGTTCCCTAATTCGTTCCCTAGTTGTATCTTTGTTTTTTAAAACAGAGCCACATGTTTTACCTCAAAGATAAGAAAAAAGAACGAACCGCCATAGAGGCCATTATTTCCATACAGGGAAAAAAATACAAATACGCCACCGGGCAAAGCGTTAACCCGGAAGGATGGAAGGATGGAAGGGCGAAATTTTCGAAAGCTTACCCTGATGGCAAAGCCATAAACCTGCGACTGGAGTTGATTAAAACCGCCATAAATGAGGCCGTTGAGTTTTACGCACTTGGCCGCACCGTCCCGCAAACGGGTGAGTTTAGGACAAAGATAAACGAGCGTTTACAAACGGGACCGGGTGCCGGTAAAAAAACCCTTATTGCATACACCCGCCAGTTTATCCGTGATAAACATTTTTCGGACTCCACCTGCGACAAATACATTACCACCATCAACAAACTAGAGGAATACGAGGCACAGTATGGGCTTAAATTGTATTTCGACCACATCGACATTGCCTTTTACAACCATTTTAAAACGTGGTTTTACAGCCTTATCAACCCACAGACTGGCGAGTCCTACTCCAAAAATTATTTTGGGAGCCTTATAAAATGTATTAAAAGGGTGATGCGTTACTCGCTCGAAAACGGCGACCATTACAATAAAAAATTTAACCACAGCGAGTTTGTGGTCGACAACGAGGATGCCGAAACCATTTACCTCACCGCCGCCGAATTAATGGCCATTTTTAACCTGGAGATCAACACCGAAAATGTAAGGAAATTAACCACCGACCGCCGCGAAATTAACATCAACAAAAAGGTTCAATCTCTCCGCCGGGTACGCGACCGTTTTTTAATTGGCGCCTATACCGCCCTGCGGGTGAGCGATTTTAACCGCCTCAGTTTTGTACACATCGAGAATGGGTTTTTAAAAGTATCCACATTAAAAACACAAACGCCCTTAATTATCCCGGTTCACCCGGTTGTGAGCGCCATTGTGGAGCGCGGCGGGCTCGATTACCGCGTAAGCTCACAAAAAATAAACGAACACATAAAAGAGGTCTGCCTATTGGCGGGTATTGTTGCACCCGTTACGCTTTCGCGCACCCACGCGGGCCGGCGGGTAGAAACCACCCTCCCAAAATACAAGCTGGTGGGAACACATACCGCCAGGCGCAGCGCCGCGACAAATATGTATAAAGCAGGCATACCCGCCATTAGTATTATGAAAATTACCGGCCATTCTACCGAAAAAAGTTTTATGAAATACATTAAAATAACCGCCGAGGAAAACGCCGAGATTTTGGCGGCACACGCCTATTTTAACGGCTAGGAATTGGCGAAGCCGCTGCCCGCAGGTATTTTTCTGCTGAAAGCATGGTAATTAAACCGCTTAGCGATAAGGCCGCGCCCCCGGCAACCGCAATTTTTTGCGCCTGCTCGTCTTTTATAAAAAAAGCGGCAGTTGTACCGGCCACCCCAACAAACTGTAAAATAAACCCCGTTTGCCGTTGTTTGTGGTACTGGTTAAGGCTTTGTTTTATCCAGGCTATTTCGGTGGGTTGATCGCTTATCTGTTTGGCCATTTCAGTAAAAACACTTTTCTGCTCCGGCTCAAAATAAATGGCGTCGGTTTTTATTTTTCTTTCCTGCGAATACGCAAATAAACTTACAAGTGTAAAAAGTAGGGCAAGTGTTAAGTTTTTCATTTGTTTAATAGTTGTCGAAGTTCAAAAATATAATTTTCTAAATTATGTATTTTACCATTATTGATAATTAATATAACTATACAAATAATAACACAGGCAATGGAACAAATATGGAACACTATTACTATCTTGACTGAATATTCCATGCGGTGCTGGTACTTGCTTATTTTTTTCCCCAGTTGGGTATGCTCCTTTTTTAGTTGAGCGGTAGCCGGGGCGATGTTGATAATGTTATTTTTATCACCATCGCTTTTTGCGGTTTGTGCCATTAAATATTCTGTATTAACTGGTTTTGGGTAAATATATAATAATTTTACCCCCCCCCCCACAGGTTAACAAAATATTTTTACTGTTTTAAAACACTCTTTAAAATTTTTATTTGCTCGTCTTTTTCCTTTATTATAGCCTTTAAGTGTTTAACCTCCGTTTCCAGTGCCGCACTGTTCCCGCCCATATTTCCATGAAACCCGCCGCCAATATTGGCAAGGGTATTACCGCCGCCGTTACTGCTTATACTTTGTGTTTGTTCACCGCTTATCGCTTCCCCACGTATTAACCAGTTTAAGTCCAGATTTTTAAAATGACCGGCAAGTAATACCAGTTTTTGGAAGGTGAGATTATTGGTTCCTTTTTTCAGGTGGCTGATAAACCCCCGGTCACTTTCTAATATAAGTGCCAGCTCTACATTTTTACACTTTTGCAGGTAGGTAAATTCAAACAATCGGTTATAGATTTTAAGGCTCATAATGCTTTTTTATGTTGTACAACACACAACAAAATTGTAAATACTATTGTATATATTACAACTATGTTGTACTATTGTACTGTTCAATTATTACTCAACTGTTCAAAATTAGTTAAAACGAGAATGAAAAACAATACCGAAATAACGTTACAGGGTTTCACCGCCGATTTTGACAACCAGCCCTTTTGGCTGCAAAAAAAGCTGCGTAAAGACATTATGTACCGTTGCGGCTGGAAAAGCAGAACCACCTTTCAAAACAAGCTAAAAGGGGAAACACCCATTAAACCACCCGAAAAAGCGGTTATACGCGAATTATTTAAGGCCCACGACATTGAGGTGAGTATTGTTGCACCCGTGTGTGCGCCCGCTGAAATTTAACCTTAAAAAGTAAAACCATGAACCTGCATGTAACACCGCGCGAAACGCAAATTATGGAGCTTTTATCCTTCGGCAACAGCCAGAAGGAAATTGCCGATATTTTGGGCTGCTCCATTAATACGGTCGACACGCACATTAAAAATATCAAAGAAAAAACAGGTCTGCAAAAAGCCAACGAAATCGGCTGCGCCTACCTGTTTAAACGTTACCACCTGCCAATTAGCGACATTTGCGAACGTACCCGAAAACGCATTGCCATTGCCCTGCTGGCCCTGAGCCTTTTTAGCATTTTTATGCACACCACCGATTTTTTTAGAGTATTGCGCCCAACAACCCGAGCCACATCACGCACAGGCGCAAAAAGGGGAAGGAAAGACGACGCATTTTATTTAAAAACCGCTTAATAATAAAGTTATGGAACAAATTGCAGCATTATTTATCATTCTGGCGCTTTACGTGGTACTGTTCCACGAAGATTACGCCTTCGCACTAAAACTAAAATTATGGTTAAAAAAGAGCACGTCGGGTTTACTAAACTCGACCCTAAAAAAGTAAAACTACAAACCCGTAAAAAAGTAAAAAATGAAAGGACTGATACTGGAGGAAATAACAAAGCCCGAACTGCTTAACGCCATTGAGCAAACCATCGGCGACAGTGTGCTGGTATTAATGACCACCGCCGAAGCCGCCGCCTTAATTGGCGTAAATGCAAAAACTGTCACCGATTACAAAAACCGGGGAATATTAACCGATTATAGCCGCGCGAACCAACACCGTAAATTTTCTGCCAGACAGGTTCTAACGCTAAAACGATCGAAAAATGAGCATGAAGGTTAAAGAGCTGGCGCCCAAAGTATGCGAGTACACCATTACAACCAAAAACAAACGAATTTTTGGGACCTACGAAGTTGAAAACAGAAATTTTAAAATTTTTTTAATTGAAGGTGAACAGGCCCGCGAGCTGCACCAGGAAATAATTAAAAATGAGGAATTATGACAAACGCTGATTTAGTATTAAAAGCACGCTGGTTTTTTGCCGCATTGTTGGTAAGTAGCCTTATGTGGTGCGGGATTATCCTTTTTATCATCCACCTAATAAACCAATAAAATGTATTTTAACACCACAAAAGAAACCGGCGCCCCCCTGCGTATTTTTGAACACAAAAGCGATGCCCAGGAGGCCAAAATATGGAAACTGTTTAAAAAGCACGTGGGCCGCGAATTAACCGCCTCCGAAGTGTTACGCATCTACCCCGAAAAAGGCATGTTAATTACCTCGGTACGCCGGGCCTTATCGAACCTCAAAAACCAGAAGTTTATCGAAAAAACCGACAAAAAACGCGAGGGTATTTATGGCCGCCCCGAATGTGCATACCGCATTTATACCGGACAACAAACACTCTTTTAATATGGAAACCAAACGCTGGAAATCGAACGGGAAAAACTATAAAATGTTTTTAAACGGTAAGTTAAACACCAATTTTCCACGAAATTACAACCTCCTGCTGGGTAGGGTAGAGTTTTATCCTACCGAGGATGAACCACTCAAATTAAATTATAAAATCATAAAATAAACTAAACATGGATGTAAATTATTTTATTATACCTGGAGTCCGTAAAATGCCTTTTAAAAAGCTGGATCGCGAAAATAGAAAGGAGTTAATGTACGACGAATTTTCAAAGGTTTGTGAAAGCTACCAAATGGACCCCGAAGATGCCCTGCAAAACAACCGATCACGGGCACGCGAATATGTGGAAGTGAGACAATTATCCATTGCACTGTTTATCTGTAAATTAAAAGCCTCCACAGGCGAGTCTGGCAGGTTTTTTGGGAAAGACCACGCCACGGCTATACACGCCACCAAAACAATTCGCAACCTTGTCGAAACCGACCGCACCTTCCGATTACAAACCGCACCGCTTTTGGCAGGTGTTAACCTTTATTAATAATGGCAAAAGATCCAGGCTTTATATTTTACCCAGGTGATTATTTAAGAGACACGCAAACATTAAGCGAAAAAAGCCAGGTGGCTTACGACCGTATTATGTGCGAACATATGAGAAACATATGTATTTCACACATGCAGCTAAAATTCTTCACAAAACGGCTCGATCAGAACGAAATCGACGAGCTGATGTTTGTACTCACCGAAACAAAAGAAGGTTACCAAATAGAATGGGTGGCCGAAAGTATCATTAAACGCAAGGCTTACAGCGAATCGAGGAGGCAAAACAGAAGCCATAAAACTACAAAACATATGAATAACATATCTAAAACATATGTAAAACATATGGAAAATGAAAATGAAAATGAAAATGATAATATAAATGGTTTAAAAGGGGGTCCGGGGGAAAAAATAAATTTTGCCGATTTAGAGAACGAACAATGGTTTATCGGAGTATTATCCTTTTTAAACAATAAAATAGATTTTATCAAATTAAAAGAATACTGGCAGCAATACCAAAAGGCTATGATTGCCGACGATGATTTATACCGCGACGCTAAAAGTTACCGCAGCCACTTCCGCAATTGGGTTAAAATACAGACCGAAAAGAAAAACGGAACCGAAAGCGGGTTAATGAAACGAAAAAATGTATTTGCACAAATTTAATAAATTATGTACGAACAAATAAAAGACCGACCCATCCGCCTCTTATCCGAAACCGTTTTAAATGAATGGATCTCTGAGGAGGTTATCGACCTCGCCAACGACTTTGGCCAAACACTGGCCGACGACCTGCTAAAACACATCTGCGAACGCCTGCGCGGCGCCATGCTTACAAAATACCGGAGCTGGGCAGTGGGCGATATACACGCCGCTTTACAGGTGGGTATGAGTGGAGCGTATGGCCCTGTACATAAAATTACGGTACAACGAATCTTTATGTGGCTGAAATCAGCCGAAAAGCAGCGGGTATTACACACCGTTGTTACATCCGAAAGCAACCGCAAGGAGCCTGAATTATTACCAGAAATAAGCTCAACCGATTACGGCGCCTTTGTTTTGTGGTGTACACATAACAAAATATGGCTCGACGAGCTGGCACCCGGCGCCGATTTAAACCGCAACAACATTGAGCCACTCCGCCGCTATGCCTCCGAATTTGCCACAGCAAAAAAATCGGGCAAATTATACGAGTTCCGATATAAGCTAATGAACCAACGCGCTTACGCCACAACATGAAAACACACAACCACGAAAGCTGGCACATCTGCCTGTACTGCGGGCACGAATACAACTTATGGGACTTCGGATACATCTGCCCGAAATGCGGCAAAATAACACAAATACATGCCAAGTAAACCAGGGAGCCGCCAAAGGCTTTACAGACCAGTAGCGCAAACGGGTACTAAAATGGAACACCGCGAGCGCTCACGCAAAGAGTACCACACCAACCGCTGGACGGTAATAAGCCGCAAATTCAGGGCATCGCACCCCCTTTGCCAGCGTTGTTTAGAAACGGGTATTGTTACCGAGTCGGAAGTAGTCGATCACATTATACCTGTTGAGGTACACGGCAAATTTTGGGACCGCTACAACTACCAGGCATTGTGTAAAAAGTGCAACATCATAAAAGGAAACGAAGATAAAAAGCTAATCAATGAACACCGAAAAGCCATTAAATAAATTGGTATCCGAATATACCGGGCAGATGGATGCCCGGGAATACGTACAGAAAAATACTTTATGGGTGTTACAGCGTTTCATAACGTGGATGGTTAAGGCCCGCATTGATGTACGCAACCCACGCAGGGCCGATATAATACACTACAAAAACTCTGTTATATCAGAGGGCAAAACACCCACAACAGTTAACAGATACCTGGCTCCTGTACGTGGTTTCTTTCGCTGGCTGGATGATAGCGGTATTTACACCAATGTAGCCGCGGGTATCAAGTCACCCAAAGACGACCGCGCTTTCCGTCGCGATTACCTTAACCCCGCACAAATAAGACAGCTATTAAACAGCATACAAACAGACACCATTGCAGGCCTGCGTAATTATGCAATGGTAAACCTAATGGTACACATGGGCCTGCGTAGGGTGGAGGTGTTGCGCCTTACCATTGGCGACCTCACCACAGCCAACGATGGTTATGTATTAAACATCCACCGCAAAGGACGTACATACAAAGAGGCAATCAGAATTGAGGAGGAGGTATTCTACCCGATTGAAAGTTACTTACTAAATCGTAAGCACTACACCAACGACAGCCCAATGTTCACCAACCACAGCCAGCACACCACTGATAAGTTGAGCGCGGTTATGGTAAGTGGCATTGTTAAGCGCTACCTCAAACAGATCAGTAATTCAAAGAAACTAACCTGCCATTCGTTGCGCCACTCGGCAGCAATTAACTTGCTAAATGCCGGGCGCTCCATCTACGACGTCCGCGATATGTTGGGCCATCGCAACACACAAACAACAGAAATCTATTTAAAGGCCATAGAGGCAGAGCGCCGCTTTTCCAACCCTGCTGCCCGCGACCTTATTAAACTATACAGGAACGACATTAAAACAACGAATAAACAACGGCTTACTATATAAATGCAAGCCCGTGTATGTTTTCCGTTAAGAAATATAAACATGACAATAAATAGCACTAAAATGATTGATTTAATAGGGGGTAGGGGGTTAAAATCTCTTTTTTGTTTAATCTCCAAGAC